CAACAAACACCGATGGTTCAACAGTTGTTGTTCCTCCAAGTCATATTGCACTTAGAACTTATGCTGTTAATGACCAAGTTGCATTTCCGTGGTTTGCACCAGCAGGTTTAACAAGAGGTGTTGTTTCCAATGCAACTAATGTAGGCTACATTGACGATGAAAACGAATTTGTAGCAGTAGCATTGAACCAAGGTGAAAGAGACACACTTTATGCAAACAAAGTTAATCCAATCGTTAACTTCCCAGGACAAGGTTTAATTGTTTTCGGTCAGAAAACATTAAGTCCTGCAGAAAGTGCATTGGATAGAGTTAATGTTGCTAGATTGGTAGTTTATATCAGAGAAAGACTCGAGTCACTAGCAAGACCATTTGCTTTTGAGCCAAATGATGAATTAACTCGTGCAAACGCAAGAAATGCTGTTGAGAGATTCTTAGCAGACATTTACGCAAAACGTGGATTATTTGACTTCGCAGTTGTTTGTGATACTACAAATAACACGGCTGGCAGAATTGATCGCAACGAATTATATATTGATGTTGCTATTGAACCTGCAAAAGCCGCAGAATTCATTTACATTCCAATACGTGTAGTAAATACAGGTACTTTATAATATATTAACTTAATTAGCCCGGTGGTTTAAACTATCGGGTTAATGCATTTTGGGAGAATCCAATAAATACTAGAAACGATTTGTTGGAGATTTTTACATGGCAAATTTAACAAAATTTGGTGTACCATTAGGTAATACAGTTACTCCGGTTATTATGCCTAAATTGGCGTATAGATTTAGAGTAACATTTGTTAACTTAGGTGGAAGCGGAGAAAATTCGATAAAACTGAGTAACCAATTAATGTCAGTAAGCAAGCCGAATTTGAGCTACGATCCGATTCAAGTTGATGTCTATAACAGTAAAATTTTCATGGTTGGAAAACATACATGGGAAACTGTTACAGTTACTTTTAGAGATGACATTAGCAACGAATCTGTTATTGCTCTTAACAAACAAATCCAACTTCAATTAGACCATGATGCCCAAAGTGCCCCCACCTCGGGAGCCCAATATAAGTTTCAAACGGTTATTGAGACTTTAGACGGCACAAATGGTGATTCATTTGATTCAGACAGTAATGTGTTAGAGTCATGGAAGATGTCGGGTTGTTTTATTAGTAGTATTAATTATGGTGAAATGGATTATGCAAATAATGCAATTCAGCAAGTAAGTACAACTATTCAATATGACAACGCAAGTCATGAGGCTGGAACACTTGACGGCAATGATATAAACACATTAACTGGCCATTCATTACCAGTATTACAATCTAATAGCTCTGCAACATCTTAATATAAACTTTATATAGGGGTTAATGCATGGCATTTTTAGGTAGGATTCTGGGTAATTACGCAGATCAAAGTTTTGAAAATATGGTTCCATCTGGAGCCTCTGCGACCGCTTTACCCAGGAAAGCATATCAATGGACTTTAGGTTTAGAAATTTATCCACCTGAAGGTAGTAATCAGTCAGATGACCCTAAAGCAGGTGAAGAAGAAACTTCACTTTGGGAAGACGCAAAAGCATGGGGGGAAGAAGCATTATTTGGTTCAGATCCCCCAGATCCAAATAAATTTCAAGATATAGGTACTCTTTTCAAACGAGCCGTTCTTGTCCCCCAATCTGTACAATTACCACAAACATCAATTGATAATACATTAATGAATCAATATAACAGGAAAAGACTTGTACAAACAGGGCTTCAATTTTCACCAGTAACTATTACATTTTATGATACACGGGATAATCCGGTTACAATGCTAATAATGCAATACTTGAATTATTACTGGAAAAATTTTAGAGTAGATCTTGATGGTTCTAATACAAACTTATCAAATACTGGAGCAAAGGGAGCAGAAATTACACAAGCGATGTCTATAACAGAAGACGCTTATGAAAAAATAACATCTGCATCTGATGCTTTTGGTTATCATTTACCAAACTATAATGAAATGACAGCAAAAATAGATGGTATTCGCTCACGTTCAAATGTGGGTGGTAGAAATAAGTACTTTTTTAGACGAATTTTTATTAATAAAGAACATGGTGCAAGTTCATCATATGTTCGTAAAAATAACCCAAAACGAATTAGTCATATATTATATCATCCAGTAATTACAGATATATCATCTAGTGATTTAAGTTATACAGATAATGGATATATAACATATAGTGTAACTTTTGCATACGAAAATTGGTCAGTATATGATCATGGCGATGCAAAAAATTCAAGCAGTTTATATGATACTGCTTCAGATTACTTTAGTAGTTAGGATTTTAATATGGCAGTAGTAGCAACAGCAAATGAAGGAAGTTATGTTAGTACACTATTAACGAGTAGTGATAGCGTCGTTGTGATTGATGATATTGAACTTGGATTAATTAAAAAAACATTGCTTGATAATGGAACAAACGAAAGTGTAGTAACAAACTTTGCTAAAGAGATAATCCTAATAGCAAAAACATTAAAAATGAATGCCCAAGATTTAGCCACCCAAATTGTTGAAGGTGCTATTGATTTTGATGATCAAATTTATACAAATTTAAATGCAAGTCGTAACTTAACTAGTAAAATAGGTAAGATTAACTTAGAGCAAAATGCTCCATTAGTAACTGAATTATTTTTTTAAGATGAAAAATGCCAAAGTATCAACAAGGAATTTACACACCAACAAACCCAACCAAGTATGTTGGAAAACATGATCCCAAATACCGTTCTGGTTGGGAACTCGTGTTTATGCGGATGTGTGATAACCATACAGGCATTATAAAATGGGCATCAGAAGCAACTAGAATTCCATATAGAAATCCATTTACAGGCCGTATAAGTCATTACATACCAGATTTTTTTATTGTTTATCAAGATAAAAACGGTAAATCTCATGCAGAAATTGTAGAAATTAAGCCAAAAGCACAGAGTAAATATATGGAAGGTCAAAAGCGTACTGATAGAAATGCTTTTGTATTAAATGTAGCAAAATGGCAATCTGCTGATGAATGGTGTAAACGTCAAGGTATGAAATTCAGAGTAGTTACAGAAGCAGATATATTTAAAAACGTAAAGGGAAAATGACAGAAAAACTAGAACAACTGTTTAATTTGCCCCCGGCAGAAACAGACGAGCAAATAAATTTAGATGATGTAAAGTTGGAAGTAGATGCTGACGCATTACCAGCAATAACAGAACCTATATCACAAGAAGTAATGGATACTGGGTTTAAAATTGATGCGGCATTAGATACTGTTAGAAATTTACAAGATTCAGATCTTGACATGGATGACCTTGCTAAAAAAGCAACTGATGCATTTGATGATCTATTAGATTTAGCAAACAATGTAGAAGACAGACATGCTGGAAAAATATATGAAGTTGCCAGCACAATGCTTGGAAATGCAATAACTGCAAAACAAAACAAACAAGATAGAAAATTGAAAACAATCGAGTTACAATTAAAGAAATTAAAACTGGAATCTGATAGTAAAGACCCAGTTGTAAAACAAGTAATGAATGATGAAGTTGTTATAAATACTAGAAACGATTTGTTAGCAAATCTATCTGCTTATAAGGGTTAAAAAACTGATGAAAGATTTTCGCACATACGTGGCCGAGGCTAAAAAAGTTAATGAATATAAACTCAGATTAGCTCTAAATGAGTTGACAGATTCGGCTAATGTAGGTAAAATAAAGCAATATTTAGAGCAATATGGATTACATGGATTTAAAAATCCTAATAAAACAATAATCCAAAAGAGCCCAATGGGACTTAAGACTCATAATGCTGAAGTTTTCATTGTTGAGTTTTCAACGGATGTTCCATTAAGTTTACAAAAAGCACGACAGGATTTATGTCATGCATTAAATGTTAATGAAAACTTCTTAATTGTTAATGATAAGAACCATGTATTAGAACAAGAAGAAGAAGAGGCTCAAGCAAACGAAACATACGAAACCAAACTTAGTACTTCAAGTGAATACAGTAAAAAAGAGATAGATGCAGTAGATGGTCCACAACAATTTGGTAACGAATTCGTTGATGCTTTCTTAAAAGAGATGGAAGTAGATAGAAAAGAACGTGAAAAAGCCAGCACAGGAGCAGAGGTTCCAGCATGACAAATACTGTACTACCAACAAGTAATCCAGCAGTAGAAGATATTAAAGACCTTGCCCGAAAATTAAATGAATTAATGGGTGACGACAAAGACAAAACTGATGTTATTGAACTCCCACCAGTTGAAGATGAAGATGCTGATCCAGTTGGAGATGGCGGTGATCAAGATGAAAGACCAGACTCAAAAGAAGGAAAACATTTAAACAAAGTTAAAACTTTATTAAATCGTATTGAAATTTTGTCTGGTAATGAGTTTTTTGACACACAAGATAGAGCAAGGTTAATGAACATCGTTAAAAAGATGTTACAAGGTGATAATGTACCATATAATCATGTTTATATTTTAATTGATATGTTGCTAAAATTTTTAGAATTCTTAGAGCATGATAATATGGTTGTAATGCGATTAGTTTCGTACTTAAAAAATAAAGAAAAATTTGACTATTAAAAGGATGGTATAATGGATATCACTATACAAAACGCTTCTGTACAAGATATGGACAGACTAATGAAAATGATTGACGGTATGTCTGATGAATCACCAGCAATGCCATCTGATGACGACGCTCCAATGGGAGGCGGTTGTTCTGTCTGTGGAGGTGATGACCATGGAGACCACGACCATCCACATGATGATGCTTCACCTGAACCTAGCCCATGCGGTGGCGACGATGAGCCGGCCGACAATGCAATGATAATGCGAAAACACATGGGTATGCTTGCAAATGCTGCAAATGAAGTCGAAGAGCGTCTTGGAAATGCACCAGCAAATACAAATGATGGAGCACCAGATGTCAAAGGTGACACCCATACTGATTATAGTATTAGAGGTGCAACAAAAAAACATCATGCCTCAACAATTTCAGGTGATAATCCATTAGAAGATATTAAAGAATCAGAAATGTTTGAACGATATACTGGTTTTACTGGTAGAGATATATCTATAGACTTATCTAAAAAAAAAGATGAACTAGACGAAGCACCCCCAAATCAAACCGGAGCCGCAGTACAAGCCACTCAAGCACAACAGGCGGCAAATGCACCAGCACAATCACCCACACAGGGCGCCGCACCAGCACCTGCACCACCTGATCCAAAAGTTGCTCAACAAGCAAAACAACAACAGGTAGCCGCTCAAAAAGCAGTTGGTGAATTAGCCACAGCCTCAAAAGAACTTGCGGGACATATTAAAACTATGCAAACTATAGCCCCAGGACTTGGTATGGATGTTGCTAAAGATCCAGAAATACAAGCAATGCAACAACTTGCTGGTAATTTAGATGCAAAAGCAAAAGCAACAGCCGCGGCCGCAAAGCAAATACCTGATCCTACAAAAATAGCACAACAAGCACCAGCAGGACCTGCACCCGCAGTCGCACAAGCCGCACCACCAGCCGCAGGAGCACCGGCACCGGCTACAGCATAATAAATAATTTTTATGTCAACAGTAGATACTGGATTAGTAAAAAAGCCGCATCAAACGGAACGGTATACACAAGGTCAAGTTGATGAATTGGCTAAATGTATTCAAGATCCTATACATTTCATTAACAGTTATATTAGTATACAACATCCGTTAAAAGGCAGACTTCAATTTAACTTATTTGATTTTCAACGAACTCTGATTGAAACATACCATAATCACAAATATAGTATAACAATGATGGCACGGCAAACTGGTAAGTCAACTACTGCCGCGGCATACTTGTTATGGTATGCAATGTTTAAACCTGATAGTACAATACTTGTTGCTTCTAACAAGTATGCTAATGCTCAAGAAATAATGACTAAATTGCGATTTGCTTATGAAACTTGTCCAGATTTTTTACGAGCAGGGTGTATTGCATATAATAAAGGTAGTATAGAATTTGACAATGGATCACGTATACTTGCTCAAGCAACAACAGATAACACAGGTAGAGGCATGAGTTTAAGTTTGGTTTACTTAGACGAGTTTGCATTTGTTCCACCACGTATAGCACAAGAATTTTGGACTAGTATTTCTCCTACATTAAGTACAGGCGGAAGTTGTATTATTACAAGTACACCTAACCAAGATGACGATCAATTTGCACGTATTTGGAAAGAAGCAACCAATTGTTCAGATGAATTTGGTAATGAAACTGAAACTGGAATAAATGGATTTAAATCATATCTTGTTAAATGGGAGGAACATCCAGAGAGAAATGATGAGTGGGCAAAAAAAGAAGAAGCAAAAATAGGTGAAGAGAGATTTAGACGTGAACATAATTGTGAGTTTATTGTTTGGGATGAGACACTAATTAAGCCTATAAAGTTATTAGACTTGGGTGGTATTGAACCTTTATCTAAACAAGGGCAAATACGATTCTTTAAGCATATTGATAAAGAGAAAAAGTATTTTATGGCGTTAGATCCAGCAATGGGTACTGGTGGGGATAATGCCGCGATTGTATTGTATTCAGCACCTAGGCTTGAACAAGTAGCAGAATGGCAACACAATAAATCGAATGTCAAAGAACAATTATTAGTTATGAAAACTATGTTAGATCATTTGATAGAAAAAGAGGTTGAGCCAAATAATATTTACTGGAGTGTAGAAAATAATACGTTAGGTGAAGCAGTAATACAATTAATAAATGAAATGGGTGAAGACATGTTTCAAGGAGTATTTGTCCATGAAGCAGGTAAAAAACGTAAAGGATTTACAACAACAAACAAATCAAAATTACAAGTTTGTAGCAAATTCAAATTGTTTGTTGAAAACAATAAAATTATCATGTATAGCAAAAATTTAATTAGAGAAGTTAAAAACTTTATTGCTAAAGGCGGAAGTTACGAAGCAAAAAGTGGAGAAACTGATGACCTTGTATTAGCAACATTACTCGCTATTAGATTATTAGAACAAGTTGGTGTTTATGAAGAAGACATTTACTCTGATATGATTGACGCATTAGATGAAGGTGAGTCAATCAAGCCTATGCCGATTGCAATATTAACATAAATACTAGAAATATTTTGGAGTCCTTTTAAATGCCAATACAAACAGACAACAAATTAGCAATGTTGAGCGATGAAATATTAAAATACGTTACTGGCATTGGCTCCAAAGTTACAATGTATAATGAAGAGGGTGCAAATGAAATTGATGCTCTAAAAGCAAATCGATTCATTGATAAGAAAAACGATTATCAAATTTTTCTTGATTCAACAACTACTCCATCAACTGTTAGAGTTTATTTTGGTGCAAAAGCAGATGTATTAGACCCAAAAGAAGGTCAAATAAATTACGAAAGCCTAATAAACTTTTTACGAGAACGTAGTAGAACAGCACCATTTTATGATATCATTGTACGTAAATACGGAAAAGAAATACGGGAGAAAGATTTTTCTCGTATACCTAAAATTAAAAAAAGGGATAATGAAATGGCTCAGATGCAAGAAAGTATGGTAAAACCATATGGGTCTGCAAAGAAAAGTACACATGTTTTACAACCTGCAAAAATTCAGATTACACATACCAAAGAAATTGATGAAGAAGTAGTAGGTAGCAGATCACGACATATTCAAGATATTATGATTGAAAATACAAGAGGCGAACGATTTTACATGCCAGTTAAAAATATGACTGCCGCAAGAGCAATGGCACGACATATTGGTAATGAAGGTTCACCATATGATTCACAAGGACGACATATTATTTCACTTGCAGAAAACATTAAAAGTTTAAGAACTTTTGCCCGAGCCATGCAAAAGGAAGGTTTAAATGAACATGCAAGTTTAATTTTAAATCGTGTACGAGAACAAGTAGAAACTAATAAAAAACAACTAACACAAATCAAGTCAAGTAGATCATATAACAGTTACTTTGAAAATTGGACACAACCAGAAATTAAAATGGTTACAGAAGACCAATTAGATAATTTATATTCAGTATTTGGTTTAGAAGAACATGTTGAAGGCCCATGGGAAATTATTGCTCAGTTGAGTGAAGATATCTTAAATGGATTTGACATTGAAGAAGATTTAGTGTATACTGAGAACTACAATATAGATAATATTAAATGGAACAAAGATGCAGAAATTAATGAAAACTTTGATCCAACAACCCAGTTTATTGTTTACAGTTCAAACATAACAGGTGATGATGATTTTAGGAAATCAATGCTAAATTTAAGTGAAAATTTTGAATCACTTAATGATGACCAAAAATCTCGTTTTATCAAAATTTGGAAAGGCGTTATTGAAAAAATGAAGCCAGCACCAAAGGGTGAAAATATGATGGAAACTGCATCAGCAACGTATGCAACTGATATCGAAAAACTCGCAAACGTAGACTTTTTTCAAATATAAGGAATATACCATGGCCTGGGAAAAAATAGTTAATAGTATGAAACAGT